CTTTTCTAACGCTTCATTCCATATACACGCAAACTGCTTCTTATAACCTTCCCAGTAATCGGAAGACTTGTTCCTATGATGCATAACACCACGGGAATAAGGGGCTGTAAATAACACTGGAAACTTCTCTCTACAATGCTCATAAACAGCCGCTACAATAAACTCCAACACGGTAGTCTTTCCCTGTCCAGGATTACCATACAACCAGAGACAAACAGTTTCTATCCTAGTCATATAGTAATCAGACATTTCTAGCAAATTTTGGTGCTTTGCAAGAACAGTAGCAAAAGCTTTATTCAACGAATTGATTAAACTTGGATTCACCTTCATATCTCTCAACAAAGGCTGTAAAAGTTTTGCCAACTTATACAAATTATCAAATTGCTTTCCAACGACTAAGTCAGACAAAAGCATATCATCAAGATTGGGAATATCCATGAGTCTATCATACTCATTGATAAATTCCTCAAATTGATCCAACGATTTCTTATCTTTTATCCAATGCTTACCTGTGTACCAATGATACACATAATCTAAACTATCCTTACACATATCTTCAAAACTAGTGCACACAGACGGCAACCGCGAAGCGAAATTAATCGCAGCGTTTGCCGCCTGCATACTATTTTTATCAGTAACAGACAGAGCAGTTCCAATTGCCAAACCCACCAAAGGCGACAACGCACTAAGACTCTGACCTTCATAATCAGCGCTAACAAAAATATCTTCTATTTGCTTAGATTCAATCTTAGTAAGATTGCATCCTACTAAATTTAAAACCTTAACAACACATAACGCATAAACACTTTTAGCACTTTGAAACATGCTTCTCATATAATACAAAACGAAAACAAACATAAAAACACTTGCACACAACGCAAAACCACACAACACAGTGGATGTGTCCACCGAACTCAAAACTCTTTCTACAATAGTCTTAAATTCGGAAAACACATTTACACAAAACTCAGTAACACTAGAGACTATTTCACTTCCTTTTTGCATAACATCTCCAAGAGTGGAAGTCATCTTTTCAGGAATCTTGGTAATAAAATCACCAACAGCATTCCACATAACATCGCTCGTGAAAGACGACAATTTTTCAATCGTCTTTTCACGAACGGAACTCATCATCTGTCCTTCATAAGGGGCTTCATCTCTATCTCTCTGTTTATCCAAGTGATCTTGGACAAGTTTGCTCTTGGGGAGTACTCGTGAATACTTCATATTCTTTCGAATAAAAGCATCATTTCCTTCAACCTGCCTACAAGTATTTATATAGTCAAATCGACTATTTTTTCCCATATATTTACGATACTCAGCAAGACGCTGAGTAAATCTATTAGATTTCCTATCACAAAAAATTCGCAACATAATTTCATAATTATTT